TTTCGCCCTCAAGAGCAAAATAGAGCCCTTTTGGAAAGTGAGTTAAGTTTTACTCGTATGGCTAAGCTATTTATCAGATGGGATTTAACAATAACTGACAATTACCAACTTGAGGTTGAGGGGCAACGATACACAATCCATTCAATTAAGGATGTGGACAATGCTCATCGATTTTGGGAAATCATAATGTATGCCTAAAGGATTTTCTTTTAATCTTACTGGACTTGATGCCTTTGATAGATCATTAAAGGATTTAAAAAGTGATGTTTACAAGAACACAGTTGCCGAATTGAGTGCATCAACAATGAGAATTGAGAAAGCCGCTAAGAAAGAAGCCCCAGTTAATTTGGGTACTTTAAGACAAAGCATTCATGCCGTATCTTATGCACCTTTAACTCATGCCGTTGTATCTTACGCTTCATACGCACCATACGTTGAATTTGGTACTGGTGGCAAGGTAAGTGTGCCTCCAGGTTATGAAGATTTTGCAATGCAATACAAAGGCTTACCAGGTGGAACTTATTATGACTTTTTGATGGCAATTGCCGAGTGGGTAAGAAGAAAGGGAATAAAACCTAATGATGCGACTTATAGTGTTAAAATACCAATGAAAACTATTCGTAGAACTGGAACAAAGGCACAAAAGTTTGATCAAGATGTAAGGATGGCTCAAGCAATAGCATTCTCAATACTTAAAAAGGGAATAAGACCTCAACCATTTATGATACCAGCTTACGAGGCTGAAAAACCAGTATTAATTGAACGATTAAAAAAGATATTAAATGCTAAATCCTAACATTGAAATAAAGAAATGGTTTTTTACTCACTTAGTTAGTGCCACTGGATTGAGTGTGTATGATGGTTTTGCACCAGATAACGCTGGTTCGGAATATATCATTTTAGATGGTCGAACATCGACTCAAGAACAAGGCAAAACGAGTTTTGTAAACTCAAATACCATCATCGTTGACATTGTTACAAAAAATGCTAACTTTGGGTATAAACGATCCGAAGAAATAAGCAATTTGGTGTTAGCAGAAATAAACTCTAATAGTCAAATAACATTACCGACTGGATGGCAATCCACGAGTTTATATGTTCAAGGCATTAGAAACATCGATGGCTTAAACCCTTTAGACAACGTTTTTAGGACATTAATAACATATAATTTAACAATTACTCAAATATAAAAATTAAATAAAATGGCAGAAACTTTTGTAAGCGGTAGAGACTACCTACTTTTCGCAGACTTAGCTGGTGGTACATCTTTTAAACCAGTGGCTTGTTTGACATCAAACTCTTTTACATCAACTGTAAACACAATTGATGCAACATCTAAATGTGGAGACTTATTCCAACCAGGTCCAGCATTTTCTCAATCATTCAAATGTGAGGGATTTGCAATTGATGAGACTGGAACTCCATCAAAAGATAGTTACCAACAATTATATGCTGCACACGCTGCTGGTACTGTTTTTACTATTAAAATGGGTAAAGCAAGTCCAGTTGCTGGAGATGTTTACTATGGTGGAACATCAACAAGTGATGTATTTATCAGCAATTTTGATGTAAACGCAGATGATAAAGATGACGTTAAGTTTTCTGCAACATTTGTAGTTAGCGTACCTCCTATTGCACAAACAGAACAATCATAATAAAATAAAACGAATATGTTTAAATTAGTATTGAAGGATCGCACCCTTGATCTAAAATGGGGTACTTGGGCAATGAAACGCTTTTGCGAATTAGAGGGTAAAAGTTTAATGGAGATGATCAATGTATTATCGACTGGAGAATTTGACCTTAAAACAATTGTAAGCATTGTTCAAGCTGCTGCCGAATGTGGCTGCAAAACAACAAAACAACCAATTGACTTTGGAGAATTTGAAGTTTGCGAATGGATTGATGAGGCTGGTGGTTTATCTGCAAAAGATACTCAAATCGTTGCTTTCATTGGTTATATGCAAAAGGCAATGACTCCAGACCTAAAACAAGAGGTTAGCGAGGAAAAAAAAAGTTAGGTTTTTATAGTTGGGATTCAATAATAGTTCTCGCTTTGGAGGTTGGCTTAACGATAGATGAGTTTTGGCAACTTACATGGCGAGAATTTTTATTGTATAGAATAGCATATGATAATAGGCAAATTAAAGAATGGGAAAGAACAAGATTAGTTGGATATATGCTTTATAGAGCAAACACAACCGATTCTAACCCTAAATCGCTTAAATCATTTATGCCATTACCAACAGATGTGGTTGAAGATAATGTTCCAAAGCTAACAGAGGAGGAATTGGCTAAAACAATGAAAATGTACGGAGTAAAATAAAAAAATGGCACAAGAAACTTTAAAGCTGGTTATTACTGCCGATACCCAAGAGGCAATAAACGACATACAACAATTTGCCAATAAAATGCAAGGTGTCAAAACCTCATTAGGTCAAATGGCATCTCAAACGGCTCAAGCAACACAAACCTTAGGCAACTTTTCAAGAGTTGCACAAGATGCTCCCTATGGTATTATTGGTATTGCAAATAACATCAATCCTTTAGTTGAGTCATTTCAAAGATTACAACAAACTACTGGTTCAACAACTGGTGCAATAAAAGGATTGCTTGGTGCATTAACTGGTCCAGCTGGTATTGGTCTTGCAATTGGTGTAATTTCATCTTTACTTGTAACATTTAGTAAAGAAATAGCCAATTTCTTTAAAGATCCAAGTGATAGACTTAAAGAGTTTAGAAAGGAATTAAACGAGTTAAATGCCGATGTTTATAAAATTGTAGGAACTGCACAAGCAACAAGAGCAGTTGGTTTAAACTTGGTTAGTGTAATAACTGGAAGCGGAGACAAACAACAACAAGAGGAAGCCTTAAAAGCATTAAAAGCACTTTATAAAAATAGTAAGGATATTCAAGATGCTAAAATTGGTAATGACAAACAATATTACACAAGTTTAGTAAACGTTGCTGCAATGCAAGAAGCTGCAATTGGTAAAGAAAAAAACAACCAAGAACAACTTAATAGATTATATGAGGAACAAAGAAAAATTGAGGCAGAAAGAAATCAAAAGTTAAAGAAAGCAGAGCAAATTGGGGCGGTTTTTGGATTCTCTAAAAAAGAGATGGTTTCAACCGAGCAACAAAACATAAATACATATTATGATAAATTGTTAAATCCAATCAAACAAAAGATTGTTGAGGCTGAAATGTTAAATAAAAAGTTTGTTACTAATTTAACATCTTTTACAACTCCAGATAAAAAGGGAGGTGGTGGATATGATAATACGGCAATGACTAATTATCAAAAAGGGATTCAAGCCCTTATTAGAGATTACAATGCATTGCCACATCCTAAACATCAAGAATTAGCAATTGAAAGAGAGTCTTTAGTAAACAAACAAGCTGATTCTGTTGCAAAAAAGAAAGCAACAACGGAGGGAATGGGTTGGGCTCAACAAGATATGTACAACTTGACTAAGGCTCAAAATGATGAACAAGAGAGGTTTAATAATAACTTAAATTTAACAAAAGATATAGTTGGGAATTTAGCACCAGCATTTGAGAGTGTATTTAGTGCAATGATTATGGGAGAGGATGTTGGAAAGGCTTTAGAGGCTTCATTTAAACAAATTGTAGTTCAATTAATATCAATGGTTACTCAAGCCTTATTATTTAAAGCTATTTTAACTGCGATAACTGGTGGAACTGGGGCATTTGGCGAGGCTGCGGCTGGAGCCGTTGGATTTGGTGGTGGATTTGGTGGATTTATGGGAGAGTTTTTATTAAGAGGCTCGGATTTAGTATTGGCAACACAAAGAGCAAACACAAACTTAAGTTATAGAAGATAATGGCATATTACAATAAATACAAGTTGACATTTGCTACTAAAACAAGCAAAACTGCTTATTTATATTTGCAAGAGGATTTGTCATCAGCACCAACTGTGATTGAATATTTGGGAGTTAATTTGTCTTTACAATACTTGCCAAAATCGGATGATCCGTTTGAACCAATCTTTGCAAGTCAATTGAATGTTACAATGGATGTGACCGATGATTTGGCTAATATCCCAAATTTTGTGACACTTAATGACCGAAAGTATTTTGCTAAATTATATTTAAACGGAGACCTTGAATGGACTGGTTTTGTCTTATCGGATAATGTTCAAGTGACATTCTCAACTGGTAGAAAACAAATCTATTTTAACTGCGTTGATGCATTGGGTATGTTAAAAGACATCCCTTTGCCAATATCAAACACAGTTAATACAAATACATACAAAAGCGTACTTTATTATTTATACACGGCTTTAAATACACTTAATTTACCGACAACTCCAAACATTGTCACGGCTTGTTCTTATTACGCTTCGACAATGAGTAATCGTATAACTGGTTCACAATATGAGCCATTTTCTCAAACTTATTTGCCTTATAGGACATTTGAGAACCAAGATTACACTTACATGAATTGTTTGGACATTGTGACTAATTTGGTAAAATCATTCGGATGTCGAATATTTATGGCACAAGGAAAATGGTGGATTGTAGCGGTTAATGAGTTTGCAAATGAGAACGTTTATTACACGGAATATACTTACAATGGAACCTTAGTTACAAGTGGTCAATTTAATAGATTTAGTCTTATTCAAGGTTATACTGGCAATACAAGCAATGTGTTTTTTGTTGACAATAGTCAATTTAAAATTTTATTAAAAGGATTCAATCAAATCAAGTTTACTAAACAAGCAGAAACGGCTTTTAATTACTTATCAAATGGTAATTTAAGACCTTTGCAAAGTGGTTCGACTACAAGTCCAGAGAATTGGACTGCATCTTACACTGGTTCTGGATATGTAACTTATGTAAACAACGTTGATGAAGACTCGGCAAGAATAACTTTATACAAAGGAATAGGCAATACGGCATCTTTGGAGGTTAAATTGGCTGCGGCTGGTCAACCAGCTTCTGGTCCTTATGTTGGTTCTGGCGAATTGATGACATTTAGTTGGATTTACCAAGCACAAGATTTTAGTGGCAAAAGAGGAACTATTTATGTTTCAATCGTTGGCTCATCATCAACTTATTATTGGGATGGAACAACATGGGTAAATGGCACAATTAGTTCTTTTGATGTTCCTCAATATAACAACGAGGGTGCTAAAACTGGCGGTGTAAATACATATAGTTTTACAACTGCATTGGCTCCCATAGCTGGGCAAGTCAATTTTAAAATAAGTATGGAGGCTGGTTCTGGCACTGGTATAACTGTTAGCAATTTAAAGATGACAATTACTCCAGTTACTGACTATGTGGAATATGTTTCATATTTGAATACAACTAAACAATATGTTAAGGAAATTGAGATTCCTTATGGATATGCGGTTAGTGGTGGAAGCTATGCAACCGAAAAAGGGGCATTCCTTTTAAGTAACGGAATTGTGACATCGGCTTGGTATCAACAAGGTAAAACCGCAACTTATACAAGTATAGTTGGTTTATTAATGCAACAATACATGAACATATTTGCTAAAAATATCATAAACTTGGATTGTTCATTAACAAGTTTTGACACTGCTAATGGCATAATGAATGCGACTAAAATGCTAAAAGCAACCGACACTGATCCAAGTCAAATAAATGTATCAAGTAACTCGTATATGCTTGGAAATTCAACAATTGATTATGTTGTTGATACAACTAAAGCGACTCTTTTACAAGTGTCAAATACGGACATAACTTGTACTAATTCAACTAATGTGATAATAAATAATAACTTCGACTAATGGCAGACAAAGTTCAAGGCAAAAATATAATTCTTTATAAGTCGGTTGGTGCAACCAATACGGCTTTTGCGTGTTCAACCAATTGCACATTTGATGTTCAAGTAAGCCAAAAGGATGTGACAAGTCAATCATCTGCGTGGTTTAACGAATATAAAATAGATGTGGCTTCATGGAGTGTAACTTGTGATGGAATTGTAACCTTAGGTGGTTACTCTTACGCTGATATGTTAGCAACCCAATTGGCAAGAAATACAATAAACATAAAGTTTAGCATTGATAATGGGGCAGATGGATTTGTCATTCTTGGAGGAACGGCAATAAATA